CCAATGTTGTTTGAAGTGTGACCTAAAATACAAATATATGTGTTGTTAGCATTGATAGTTCCTCGAACCACATCACCTTTGTCATACAGAGTGGCATTGGCCCAGTTGCCTTTCCAATAAATTCCTTCGTTGAGTTTATCCCAGTAGGTAGCATTGGGTGGACGATTGCCAGTGCTATCATCTATACAAATATAAGTGAAACCTCCCACACGTACCACATCGCCTGTTTTATAAGCAGTGGCATTGTTGTAGTCACCTTGAAGATTGAATCCTGTGATGAATAAATCCCAATCAGTTCCTACGTAAGTGTTAGGATTTTTATTTGTGTTGTTGGTTTTGGCCACATAACCGTATCCACCATAAGTGACAAAATCACCAATTTGATAATTGGTCCCTGAGTTCCATGAATCTTCAAATTCTAAACCTGGTAAAAATATTGACCAGTTGGCTTGGTCTGCTGTGAGAGTGGTTGTGGAAACGTGATAGGTGGTACAAATCCATAAACTTGGTCCCCATTTTACAACGTCATTGACTTTGTATCTGGTAGAACCAGTCCAATCATTTTTGTATTCAATACCTTTGTGTAAATAATCCCATTTGCCTTGATCTGCTTCCAGTCCACCGCCTAATAAAGTTGCAGAAGCATTGGAAGTGTGTCCGGTGTTACAAACATACAATTGACCACCATAACGAACCACATCTCCTCGAACATATCGAGTGGACACAGTCCAAGCATTCAACCAATTGAATCCTTTGGAAAAAATTTCCCAATCTGCAAGATTATTTTCTAATCCCAATGCCAAAGTGGCAGCTGAAGTGTGAGGAGCTATACAAGTATAAATGTATGCTCCGTATTTTACAAGATCATTTATTTTGTATCTGGTAGATACTGTCCAATCTGATTTGTAATCGAATCCTTCTGAAAATAAATCCCATTTGCTTTGATCATCTTCCAAACCATCTGTGACTGTGGCAGCTGATGTGTGACCTTCGTTACAGATATACAAATATCCACCATACTTGACAATGTCATTGGGTTTGTAAGTTGTGTTGGTTTGCCAGTTGTCTTTCCATTCCTGACCATCACTCATCAGGTTCCATTTTGAAGCATCTAAATCTGTTTGGAAAGTACCGCTGGTATGAGCTACCACACAAATATAGGTACGACCACCATATCTGATCACGTCATCAATCAAATATTCAATCGCGGTAAGCCAGGCTCCCTTCCAAATAAACCTAATCCTACCTAATTTAAACTCTGCCATTTTTATGATTTCCTTGTTGTGTTGTTATTTATCATACTAACTACCATATCCATTGCTGGGGTCAATTACACTCACAGCATCACCTTCGTTAAGCTCTGTGGAAGCCACACCACCCAAAAAATAACTCAAAGCAGCCATGGATCCTTTAACTCCTTGTTTAAAATTAGCGGTTGATTTAAACTGTATGGTCTCATCTCCCACATTTATTATGGTGTCATTGGCTATTTGTACAGCACCTGCTCGTAAAACTGAAACGTTAAGATTGGCTCCACCACCAGATATTCTGCTGGCCACATACGCCACAACAGCTTTTTGAGTAGGCACCACATTATCGCTGTTGGCTGCCATGGTAACATCTGTGCTGAATTCTCTAATAACGGCTCCTGATCCTCCCAATACCACACCGCCCAATCTTAATTCAGTCAAACCTTCCAATTGGAAAAAGTCGGCGCTCAGTGTCACAATACCAGTGCTCTGTTCCACTTTGAATTGCTCTCCCACTCGGAAGTTACCATCTTGGTCAGTGCTGGTGTAGAATACTCTACCACCGCCAGACTCTACCACTTCGTTGAATTGTTGTGGTTCGTAGCCTGCTGTGAATCCAAATTTATATAAATCTGGATAATTGGTTGTGGTTTTGTTACCAGTGCCTATGTCTAAGAAATCGTGACCAGTCAATCGAACCTGACTGTAATTTTGTCTTATGATGATATTCTCTTCGTGATCTGGTGAGTAATATGTGTCTAATCCTGGAGCGATTCTCAAAGTTCCAAACAAATTAGGTTCAGTGCCACCCAATTGTGTGAAATTGGCCAATTTAAATATTTCACCAGGTATGTTGTCAAAATAAACGTTATCACCAGGACCTGGTAATCTGCTTAAATTTTTGATTCTTAAAAATTTTCCTGTTTGATACTGATCTTTTAAACCATCGCCTGAAATGGTTGCTGCCACGTTCAAGAAACCTGTACCTCTGTTGGTAAATGTGGGTTGACTCACTGTGCCATTGTTGGTTCTCACATCAAATATTGCATCCACAGTGTTGGAATTATCCACTATGGTTATGGATGGTGCTACAGAATATCCACTGCCTGGTTCAATCAATTCGATTAAACTTAATCTTCCGCTGGCACTTCTTGCTCTACCCAATGCTCTAGCTCCATATCTTATCACTCTCAATTGATTGGTAGATATGTCTAATAATGGTATGAACAATGGACCATTGATGGAACCTCCGGCAATTTGTGTGTAGTTGCCACCACCTGTGGGAAGTTGTGTGCCCAATACTTTCCAATGTTTGCCATCAATACTTTCAGCCATGTCACCATTGGGAGTAACAGCTACAAAAACTCCTTGAGTATAACTTAAGAAATATTGATCTGATTCTGGAGGCAATTCACTGGCTTGCCATACTGTGGTTGCTGAAGAATCCACAGTGGCTTGATTGGCCAGTGTGTAATAAAATCTATTTGCTAAGGTACTGGAATCTCCAGGAGCATCGTTGCAGGCTGCCACAAATCTATTATTGCCATACACTAGATCATGCACATTGAAACCTGAGCCTCCAATGTCTGGTCCTTGATACCATGTTGAACCCAAACTAGAACTTTCATAGGTTTGACCAGCATTGTTGCATATTATGAATAATCCTGAACCTCCAGCTGAATGTGAAAGAGCCACTGTGGAACCATCATATGGAACCACAGATACTGCAGTCCAAGATGAGCCGTTGTCTGAAGATCTCAACACATATCCTTGATTGGTAGTGATGATAAAAACATCCTGTTCACAAGCAATAGAAGTATAAGTGCCATACAATGACGGTGAAGCCAAACCTGTCCAAACTGCACCTGTGGTAGTTCTAGATATAGCACTGCCTGAAATGGCCAATATTGCTGTGCTGCTTCTAGCTGTGGCAAAATAATTCACACTAGCCAATCCTGTGCATGCAGTCCATAGAGTTCCATCAGTGGTGAAATAACCACCTGAACTGCTCAAAACCACTGTGACGTTCTGACCACTCAATCGAGCTGATCCAACCACAGACCAAATGGCACTGGATCCCAAAGTTACTGTGCTGACAGAATATGGTGGATCACTGAAAGTTACCAAAGGTTCAATGATGTATTTGGTTGATTCATCCAACACAGGTTCTATAGCAAAACCTCCCAATAGATGTTCCCATCCAGGCAATCCATCAAACTGTCTAATCACATTCACTTGTTTCAGCACATGGTCATAATAATCTATCACAGCAAATTGTCCTCGGCCAGTTCCTTCTAATATTTGAATTCTTTGACCAATTAATTCAGCTGATACAAAATATGCTGTGCCAGTGGCTGTGGTCAATGAAACTGTGGGTCCACCCAGTGATAAGCTCACTCTAATGGTGTTTTGTGTGACTATTTCTTTTACATAGTACACTGTGTCAGGCAATATGTTTCCAAAAGTAGTGCCCACAAAAATAATTCTGTCATTGACCTGCATGCTTGTGGCATTTTGAATGCTCAACACATTGGTGGTCGCTGTGGTACCTGTGAATGTTTTTTCATATTCTGGTTCATATTGGTTGGCCAATAACAATGATGTGGTATTTCCACCTCTGGAGTTTCCTTCAATAGCAGTGTATGCTAATCCGCCAACAAATCCACTGTCAAATGGATCTATCAATCTAACTTCACTGATGGATTGATATCTGGTATTGTCATATCCTATGTATGCTGCAGCTCCTGCTCCTGATCCTGAAATACTCACTGTGGCACTGGTATAATCTTGACCGGTGTGAGAATATCCAAAACAATAAATTTGGTTTTCATCATTGTACACTGAATTAACTGTGGCTTCACCTGTGCGGTTATCAATTTGAGCAGTGATTGGTGATTCTACCAATGAGAATCCTTCAGCCACTGATCCATAATCTCCATAGGAGTTGTTACCATTGGTGGCACGTACTTTACCACCATCTGTGGCCAAATATCCTATGTGACAGTAATAAGTAAACACTGAAACCAACTCTGATTTTCCTTCACCATTAACCCAAAATCCAATACCATCTGAAAGTACCTGAGTGAAATCGTTGGCCACCACTGATTTGTTACCACCGTTGTGTAGATCCCCATCCACTTTCAATCCTATGCATCCATCACCAAATGTGGTCACGTTTTGAATGTATGGAGATTTGGTAGTGATCCAAGCAGTGTTGTCTGAAGGAGAGTTTCCAGGATTTAATGAAACAAATGCTCCACCAGTGGGTCTTTTGGTCAAATATTGATTGAGTGGTCCAAGCGTACCATACAGTCCTTGCAGAGTCATGTTTCTTATGCCTGTGCCGTTGTTCACATAGAACATGTCAGATCCTTCATAACCTTCTGCTGGTCTTATGATGGTGCTTCGTAATTCATCACCTACTAATGCTGTGTCATAAGGCACGTTGATAGGTAAAATTTCTTCATAAATTCCAGTTTTAACAAAAATTGTGGCTGGTGTTCTGTTCAGTTTGTCTGCATTAACAAAGTCACAGGCATACTTGACAGTTCTAAAAGCTGTTTGTAGAGTGGTTCCTCTAGTTAATAAATCTACTCCTTCGGTGGATACATAGAATACCTTATTAATTTTTTCTAAAACTTTCCAATCAGGTATGCTGTTGGTGATCTGTAAAGATTCTCCTGAAGTTCCTATTTTAACAGCAAATGTTACGCTGTCATCGCCTATAGTTTTGATATCTCCTGGATGTTCCAACACATTGGCATTGCCACCTTGAGCCAGTTTTACCCACAAAGGTCCTACAGCTTCACTCTCCAAATCCAAAGTGGGTTTGGCAGCTGATATGTCAGCTTCGTGATATTCCACACAGGCAAAAGTAGTACCTGCCACAGTGACCACGTCACCAGGATAATAAAATCTATTTTGTACTGTTATGGGATCAATTTCGTACCAAGGTCCTCTCCAACGTGCACCTGTGACCAATAATTGCCATGGATACGGAGAATCTGTGCCTGGATCATAAGGGGTGGTTTCCAATGGAATCACTCCAGCATTGTCTCTCACTGCAATGTAAAGATGTCCTCCACTGCGTACCACGTCTCCTGTTTTGTATTGAGAAGCTGCTGTGCTGTCATCATCAATCCAATCACCTCGTAATTTATAACCTGGCACTATCAATTGCCAAGCACTGCTGCTGTCATTGGCCACTGTAGGTAAAATATTTAAATTGGACACTGTACACACATAGCTGTATCCGCCATACATGACCACATCACCTTGTTGGTAATAAGTGGTTTCATCCCACAAAGCTTCGTAACCCAATCCTGGCAACCAAATGTCAAATTTGCTTTCATCCATCACAACACTGTTGGCAAAAACTCCTTCGTCTGTGACGTCTGTGCAGATCCAAAGACTGGATCCACCATATTTTACAATGTCATTTTTTTTGTATCTTGTGTATTGTGCATAGTCACCTCGATATTCAATACCTTTGATGACTGGTTCAAATTTTTCAATGTCAGCTTCCAAACCATCCTGATTTGTTGCTGCTACTCCTGACACAGAATATTCATCTACTGCTCCATCTGATTCCACACTGATAATGGTGATCAATGCATCATTGTCTGGTGTGATTCCACCCAGCAATGCTCCTGAAACAGTGATGGTTTCGCTGGCAGAAAAATCCATTCCTCTGTCAGTGAATTTAGCATAATAGTTGCCACCTTGTCTGTATACAACAAAGTTAACGCCCATGCCTGTCAAACTGTTGGTGGTGTAAAGAGGATTGCTGAAAGTGTTGGATTCTGCACTGGTGTGACCTGTGACCACTCTGTAAATTATGCCACCATATTTGACCAAATCATCTGGTTTGTATCTGGTAGCACTGGTCCATTCAATTCTATAATCTAAACTTCTTGTGTACACATGCCAGTTGGGCAAATCTAATTCCAGTCCGTCAACTGCATCTGAGCTCACATGATATATGTCACAAAGATATAATTTTCCTCCATAGACAACCAAATCACCTTTTTCATAAGCGGTGTCAGTCTGCCAAATGCCTCTCCAGTTTTCACCTTGAGCAAACACTGTCCATTTGTTCTCATCACCAGACAATCCATCTGCTGGATCAACATTAGAAGTGTGTCCTTCCAAACATTTCCATATCACTGATCCTAATTTTGCTAGATCATTTACTTTGTAAAAAGTGCTGGGTGTCCAATCTCCAGTCCAACTTTGACCGTCCATCATTTGAGTCCATTTGGATTCAGCAGCATCTAAATCAACGTAAAAATTCGTGTTGGCAGTGTGAGCAATCAAACACACATAGACTTTTGCTCCATATCTAACAATGTCGTCTTTGACATAAACCACACCTGCGGACCAACTGTTTCTCCATCTAAAACGTATGCGATCTATTTTAAATTCTGCCATTTGTTTATATTCCTACAGGGTATGTGTATGGTTCGTTCACTCTAAGAACCAATTGTCCATCAGAGTCTACGTAGTACAAAATATTTCTACCGTCCCATCTAAATTGTTCGTAATTTAAATTATCATAAACTTTTGTGTGTTGCACATCTCTTCCTTCAAAAAAATCAACTCCTCTAGTGAAATTTGAATAATTTTCTGTGGGATTTCCTGGTTTATTAATTTGAAGAGCATCGGTGGTGCTCATGAGATCCACTTTGCCTAGATATAATTCGCCAGCATCAGTTCTTCTCAATCCGTAGAAATATCTAGATGAACCCAGTATATCTGTCAGTTGTTCAATGTATTCACTGTTGTTGTCTATCATAATTTTATGTTACTATGTTTATGGTGTTGCCCATGCCACTGTGTACTGTGCATTGATAATACAATGTGTTGGGAGCATCCATTGGCACTGTGAAAACAATTGTGGCAGTGCCTGCTCCACTTACTCCACTGGTGTAGGCTGCTCCACCATTGCTGACTCTCAGTTCTAAAGGATGTGATGAATGAGCTGTGTTGCTGAAAATATATGTTACACCTCTGTGCAAATACAATGTTGGATCATTGGAAGCTGTGGGAAATCCTGGACCAGTGAATGTGTAATCAGTGGTGGCATTGTTGGTCAAACTCCATCTCATGATAGGACCATTTTGTTTGACCCAATTGGTTCCGTTGTAGTACAATACGTCTCCCACTGTGGGACTCACTATAACCACATCACTCAAATCATCCAAACCGCTAGGTATTGAGGTAGCTACAAATTCTAATGCTGTGCCACCTGCATTCACTTTCACAAATCTGCTGCCTGAACCAGTGTATGAAGCTGGAGTGTCAGTCAATGATGTGAATGTGCTGTAAACTGTAGGAGTATTGGTTAAATTATTGTAGTTCAAATAATAAGTGCCATCCAAACCATCCAAAGTGTCGGCATCTGTGGCACCACCACCTGATGTGGCATCGGTACCTGGAACCCAATTGGTTCCGTTCCATTTCAACACTTGACCGGAGGTTGGAGCCACTGTAACAGTGTCCACATCCGATAGAGCATTGATTGAAATAGAAGCTAAATCACTGGCTTGTACACCACTCACAAATTCAAGAGCATTAGAACCACTGTTGACTTTCACATATCGATTGGCAGCTCCAGTAAAACTTGAAGGAGTGTCAGTGAGAGATAAAAATGTGGTTGAACCACCACCGCCACCACCACCAGACACTGTGCCTGGTTTCCAATTGGAAGTGGTTGAATCCCAAAGTAATGCTTGACCGTTGGTTGGCGCAGCTGAAGTATCCACATCTGACAAATCGTTGATGCTGTTGTTGCTTTTTAAAATTTCTCTCCAAGTGCCATCTGTTGCCACGTATGCTTTGTCAGTGTCACTCACAAATGCAAACATACCACTGTAGGCAGTGGCATCTGGCAATCCAGACAGCGTAGAATATTTGAATGTGATTTTGTTGGCACCTGTGGCTGTGATTAAATTGTTGTTGATCACAGTTAAACTGATACCATTGCCTAAAGCTGAGTATATTTCGTCAAAATTTGAATTGATTTTGATTGCTCCTGCTCTAAGATTATCCCCTTGGCCGTCATTGGGTAGTACGCCATCATTGATTATCTGTTTTACCATGTGTGTCCTTGATTGAGTTTGTTAATATTTACCATAATATATCCTTATATTTTTATGTTTTATCCCACGAAATTTCATTGCTGTCAAAAGTCAAAGTGTCTTGATCCCATTTCACAGAAGGACCCGTGCTGATGGGCAATTCACTAAGATTTGGATAGGTATAATTGGTACCATCAATGGGATGATTGATTCTCATTACCAATTCTCCTTCAGCATTGATATAGTAGACAACATTTATACTGTCCCATTTGAATTGTTCATATTTTAAATTGCCATACAATCTCGCATGATTCACATCTCTACCATCAAAAAATTCTTGACCTTCACTCCAACCGTCAAAATTTTCTGTGATGGCTCCGGGTGTGTTGATAGTGACAGAATCTCCTGGAGTCAGTTGATCCACTTTGCCCAACCATAATTCTCCTTCATCGGTTCTTCTCAAACCATAGAAATATCTATCTTTATGGTTTTTAGTCACATTCAAAATACTCTGACCAACACTTCTCAACATATTATGATATCTCCACGTAGCTCATGACCACATCTATACTTGCTGGTGTATTGCTCACCACAAACAAATCGTATTCATAAGGTATAATCAATTTTTCTCCACTGGTCACAACTCTCAGTGCAGATCCTGCTGCTATCTGAACATTTTTTATATAAAATGCTTGAGCACTGGTGTCATCCTGCACATACACACTGGCTTCTACCAAACCTGTGGTGGTGTTGGCCAAGCTGAGACCTATCACTGTGGTTTCAGTGCTAATGGTTGGTCCTTCGTATATTTTTACAGGACTGGTTCCTATAGCGTTTAAAATTTTGTTTTTGAATGCTGTTGCCATCTGTTATATTCCTAATATTACTGAGTATTTAACCGTTTTTATCATATGTTTTAACCTAATGTTAGTGCAAATGCTATGGATAATTCCTCAGCATCCAACAAACTCACTCCTCCTGAAGATCCTGCCACAGAAACCCAACCGGATCCATCATAAATTTCCACCCTTGAATCTTGTGAATTGTATCTGGTGATACCAATCACAGGCACTGAAGGTCTAAGACTGGAATTACCATAAGGAATTCTAAAACCTCCTGCTTGTGAAACATCCACATAACCGTCGCCTGTGGTTTCAAGTATGATGGGAGCATTGTTCACATAGTTGGTTATGGTATTGTTTTGAAAATTAAGATTTTCTATGCGTATGATACCAGTGCCATTGGCATTCAATATCAAATCTTGATTGGTGCCTGTGGTGGTCAATGTGTTGCCTGATATGGTGATACTGTCCACTTGCAATGTGT